GAGAATATCTATTAAGTGGTGGTTTGGTTGATGGTACTCAACAACCATTCTATGAGTGGCTTCCTACCAGAGGAGAACGTGATAGGAGTCAGGATTGGGAAGCACTTGTTAAGGCATCAGACTTAATGAGTAGTGGATCATTAGGGTGGGCTGATCAAGACCTAAGAACTAAAAACTTAGGTACTTTAATGCAAGGTGATGCAGCGAAAACTAATATACTTAATATGGTAGCTACAGCAATGGGAGCTGGAGAAGGATATACTTCTAACCAAATGAGATCTTATCTTTCAGATTTATACAATGTATATGAAGCCCAGACAGCAGGTGAAGGAAAACCAGTAGGTGGATTTGCTTCATGGTTAGACCAAAGAAGAGCACCAGAACCAGAGATTCCTAGCGACCAAATTAGATCGGAGGGTTAACAGATGTCTATTTATGATCCTTATGGTATTTCTGGTGCTATTAACAGTAGTCCACCACTAGAGGTTCAACCAGTAGTAGATCAGATTAAATTAGAATGGGAAGGGAAGGAAGCAGCTAATCAAGCTGCTGCCTCATCTATTAATACTCCATCTAACTATACTGAACTTCACAGTAAGATTCCTGAAGAGTTCCAAAGAACAACATCAACTCCATATGGAAACACACCATCACACGCAGCAACCTACAATCCATACAGTAAAAGGTATTACGATGCTACATCTGGAAATCTGTATGCGTTAAATGATGACCTAACAGTTAACTATAATAAGGTTGTATCTGGTCCGGGTAAGGAACAGCCTTCTACTACTCCACTAAATACAGAGGGATGGACTGCTCAAGATTGGCAGAACAATGCTAGTAATATGGATGATAGAGAAGGCAAAATACAAATTGATAATAGCACTGGGGATGTATATGTGTGGGTAGACGGTGGACTTCATTATCTAGGAAACCAAGCAACAGGCATAGAGTCACAAAATACTTTTATAACTAACTACTATCAGAAGAAAGCTGAAGTAGAAGAGGTGGTAAAACAGATTGAAGGTGATCAGCCTACAATAAACCAACCTATTAGGTTTCCTCAAAATACATTTAATGCACCAATATTCCCATCTCTTAGTCCGGGGTTATTTAATACTAGTGGACTATATGGTGGTCAATCTAATATAGTAGGTAATAGTTTAGATAATTTAGCCAGAAGTCTAAATCAAATATCTAATACTCAAGTTCCTTGGTTTAGTACTTTTAGAGGTTAAGGAGGACATTATGGCTATCGGCGACTTTATGGGATCTGGATTTAATTATGGAGCAGTAGGTGGTCCGGGAATAAATTATGGG